ACTGACCCTGCTTGTGGTAAGAATTGCAATGCTTTTGATTTAGTTAGAATACATAAATTTGGACACTTGGACAAAGATACACCCGAAGATAAAAACGGGAAAGCAAGACCTAGTTTTAATGCTATGTGTAAATTTGTCGAAGAACTTCCCGAAATAAAAGATTACAGATATCAGAAAGCAATAGAGGATTTTAAGAATGATCCTAGTGCAGGATTAGCACCTGTTTTTTACGAAAATAATAAGTTTAAGATAAAAAAGTTTTGTGAATATGTTGCACAGAATGAGCACATTGTCTTAATAAATGATGAGCTGTATATTTATGCGAATGGAGTATATGTTCAAGATGAAAATTTAATACAACGCAAGTTTTTAATGCTCATACCAGAAATGCTTAAGGCAAAGAGGAATGAGTGTATAGAATATCTTAAATTGATTGTACCTGTATCTGAAAATAAAGATTTTGCGAACTATGTGGCTTTTAAAAACGGATTATACAACATAGAAACTGGTATTTTAGAGCAAGCTAGACCAGAGCTTATTGTTACGAATTTAATTCCGCATGATTATCGTGAAGGTGCCTACAATGAACTAGTGGATAAAGTACTAAACAAAGTTTGTTGTTATGATGCTGAGTTAAGAGCACTGCTAGAAGAAATGATAGGGTATTCTTTTTACAGGAGTAATATTTATAGAAAATCGTTTTTTCTATATGGTCCGAGTTCTGATAATGGAAAGTCTGTATTTTTGAATTTTTTGAAAAATATATTAGGTTGTAAGAACTACAGTTCTTTGGATTTTAAAGAATTGGGCGATAGGTTTAAAACAGCAGAACTGGTTGGAAAATTAGCTAATATAGGTGATGACATAACTGAAAAATTTAACACAAGTTCTTCTATTTTTAAAAAGTTATCAACTGGCGAAACAATTAACGTTGAACGAAAAGGAAGAGATCCATTTGATTTTAACAACTACGCAAAGCTAATTTTTAGTGCAAATAGATTGCCAAGGACAGAAGATAAGAGTAGTGGTACTGGTAATAAAAGAATGTGTATAATTCCTTTTAATGCAAAATTTAAACCGTCAGATAACGATTACGATCCTAAAATCAATTCCAAGCTAAAAAGGGAAGAATGTATAGAGTATGGAATTGCTTTGGGAATTAAAGGACTTTCAAAATTGATAAAAAACGGTGACTTTACAAAAGCGAGTGCTGTTGAGAAAACTAAAAAAGATTATGAAGCATATAACAATCAAATTGTCGGATTTTTACAGGCTATGGCAGACGATGAAAATTATGACATCGAGAAGTATACGCCCGTGGAAGTTTATAATCAATACAAATACTGGTGCATTGAAAATGGTTATCAACCTGTTAACAACGGAAGTTTTGGCTCAGAAATGAAAATGCTAGGATATGAGAATGTAAGGTATAGGAATGGAGATAAAGGAGAATTAAAAAGAAAATATGCAAGAAAAGAGCCTGGAACAAAAAAATAAATGTTCCGGGTGTCTTGGAACACTTGTTCCAGGTGGAACACATACAGCGACATGATGTTCCACTTGTTCCAGGGGTATCTACTACCTTTTACATAAAAGTAAGTGATTAATGGAAATTTTTTAATTTTAGTGGGAGATAAAGGAGATACTTTAAATAAATAAATATATATATGGGGAGGGTGGAACAAAATATTTGAGAGGAGTGGTGAAAATGAAACATACAAAATTTTATGACGGGATAGAGATATTGGAATTAGCAAATAAAAAAGAATTACCCCAAAATGTCTTGTATAGAGATAGATACGGAAATTTTTATTTTTCGAGCGGCGGTGCAATTATACATTTGTATAAACCCGGTACAAACAAGAATCCATCACATTGGGATGTACCAACATATTTGCAATTTTTAGATAATGATTTTATAGAAGTCGAAAGCGGTGTCTTATGGAAAAATTAGAAAGCGATATCGAAAAAAAGTTAAGAGATGAAGTAAAAAAATTAGGTGGCAAAGCCTATAAGTTTGTGAGCCCGGGTAATGCCCGGGGTGCCTGATAGACTTGTGGTATTACCAGGAAATAGAATAGGCTTCGTCGAATTAAAAAGACCATGCGAAAAGCCAAGACCACTACAGAAAATGCAGATAAAAAAATTAAGAGACCTGGGAGCTTTCGTCATGGTAGTTGATTCAGAAGAAAAAATAAAAGAATTTATTGAGGAGTTAGACAAATGAAATTTAATGCACATGAATATCAAAAGTACTGTATTTCAGAAATGATAAAGTCTCCAGTAAAACGGTCTTTTTTTAGACATGGGTCTACGGCAAGACAATTATTACACTTACAGCACTTAATGATTTAATATATAACAGATTTTTAGTAAATAAGGTTTTAGTTATTGCACCCAAGACAGTAGCTGAAGATACGTGGACAAGAGAACAAAATAAGTGGGATCATTTATCACTTTTAAGAGTTCAACCTGTCTTGGGTGCCTTAAAAAAAAGAATATCGGCACTTAATACGAATGCAGATATCTATGTCATAAACCGAGAAAATGTTGAATGGCTAGTGGACTATTACAAATCGGCATGGCCATTTGATACTGTTGTTATAGACGAGCTTTCGAGTTTTAAGAATCATAGAGCTAAAAGATTTAAAGCTTTAAAAACAATCAGGCCCTTAATTAAAAGAATATATGGGCTTACTGGAACACCTGCACCGAATGGCTTAATAGACTTATGGTCACAGATATACTTACTTGACCAGGGACAGCGATTAGGTAAAACGATAACAGCTTATAGACGAGAGTATTTTTACGAGGGTGCTAGGAATCAAAATGTTGTATACGAATATAAACCGAGGGCATCTTCAGAGGATTTGATAAAATCAAAGATTAAAGACTTATGCATCAGTCTGCAAGCTAAAGATTATCTAACATTGCCAGAGAAAATAGATGATGTTAGGTATATAAAGTTTGACAATAAAACACATGAGAAATACGACGAATTTGAAAGAGACATGTTTTTGCAAATTGATGATGTAGACGAGATAGATGCGACATCGGCAGCAGCACTTACTAATAAGCTGTTGCAGTTCTGTAACGGAGCTGTTTATAGAGAGGACAAGACCTATTTAGAAATACACGATAAAAAAATAGAGGTTTTAAAGGAGTTAGTTGAAAGTCTAAATGGAAAATCGGCATTGGTATTTTATAATTTTAAGCATGACTTAGAAAGAATATTAAAAGCATTTGAAAAGAGCAATTTGAGGATAGGTCTATTAAAAACATCGGAGGATATAGCGAAGTGGAATGCTGGCGAATTGGATTTACTTTTAGCACACCCAGCATCGGCAGCTTATGGATTAAATTTGCAAGAGGGAGGAAGCCATATAATCTGGTTCGGACTTAATTGGAGCTTAGAATTGTATCAACAAGCGAATGCAAGACTTTATAGGCAAGGACAAAAAGAGAAAGTTTTTATACATCATATTGTTATTGATAGCGGAATGGACGTTGATGTCATGAATGCTTTAGAAGAGAAGAGTAGTACACAGGAAAGTTTATTAAATGCTTTAAAGGCGAAAATTAAAAAGGTAAAAGGTGGTGGCTAAAGCATGCTTGTAGCTTTCATAAATTGTCAAAAATGTAATGCAAAATTCGTGGCAAGTGATGAAGATATAGGAGTTTGGTTTAACCCCGATACCGAAGAAACGAAACGATTCACGCAATGTCCAGATTGTGGCGAATGGAATAAAGTGGAGGTGGATTTAATTGATAGTAAGCGATGAATTAGACGATTTACAAAATGAGATTGGTAGTCTTGAATGCGAACTTATGGATTTGCAAAAAGCATTAAACGATGTAAACGAAGAGAATTACAAATTAACGGACAAAATAGATGAAATGAAAGAAGGAGCTATTTTAGATATTGAAAATTTCAAAAGAGTTTTAAGCATAAGAGGTTTGCTTACACCTGAATTAGAAAATTTTATAGAAGATTATTTGAGGTGGTCAAATGAGTAAGTTTTTAATAATAGACAAAGCTAAAAATGTTTTGGAGTTTGATACAGAGGTAAATAGATATGACACAGTTGATAAGATAATATGCGATAACTTATGCAATGTAAAACATTATTCAACTAAAAGAGATTTGTTTAAGAGTATTAGTGAGTTTTTGAAAAAGTAAAATTTCTACAAAAGAAAGGATGATTTTATGATGAACTTAGATGATGCAAAAAAAGAATTGAGAGAGTACAGAGACAATATAAAATACATTGACGAGAAACAAATAGATGCAGAAGAGCTAAAAGCAAGAATATTAAATATTTCAGCTAAACTTAGCGATATGCCCAGTGGAAAAGGAACTAATCTTGAAAAAGCACCTCTTGAGGAAACTTTGGATAGGTTAAAAGAAATTGAAAAGGATTGCATTAACAAAATTCAGGAATTGGTATTAAAAAAGTTCGTAGCTGAAAATAAAATCGAGTTACTTGAGCAGCCATATAAATCAATTTTGTATCTAAAATACATAAGGGGCTTGAGACTACCAGCAGTAGCTGATGCGTTGAATTATAGCATACCGCATATTAAAAGAATGAGTGTGGAGGCTTTAGAGAAATATGCAAATTTATAAAAGATGATACCAAATAATACTGAATGATACCTTTAACTTGTGTTACTATTATAATGCACTTGGAATTAAAGAATACAACCTTCCTATCAGTAGAGGACTATCTATTAGAGCAGAGATGGTCCTCTTTTATATAAATATACTCCGATAGCTTAATTGGAAAAGTACTGAGGCATGCCGTAACAGGAGCAGAGGTTTCAGGTTCGAATCCTGATCGGAGTACCAAAATAACGAATCAAAAAAGAGGAGACTAATTCTCCTCTTTTTTAATATGCCAGTGTAGCTCAGTTGGGAGAGCATCTGATTTGTAATCAGCAGGTCGTTGGTTCGAGTCCAACTATTGGCTCCAATTAAAAATGTTGAAAGGAAAATCATAAATGAAAATTAAGTCTAAACGATGTTTTTTATGGTTCAAACATAAAATTGTTTACGTCAAAGGCTATGGATATAGATGTAAGTATTGTGGGTTGCCTAAAACAAAGATAAAAGAGTGATGCACGAATGAGAAAATACGATTTTGAATTTTGTATGAAACATAACTGTAATGGCTGTAAGAGGGGTGGTTCTTGTAGTGACTTTGAAAAGAAGAATAGACATTCTGATAAACGAATTGAGAAAAAGAGGAAAAGATATAAAAATTTCAAAAATGTATTATTTGAAAATTGACGAGAATCCTTATGAAAAATTATGTGGCGATTATGAGGTTTACGAAAGGCTGATGAAAGAATGGGAGGAAAGCTAAATGACTTAGATAAAAAGAGAATAATGGAATCCTATGTTGAATGCCAGAATTATAGCGAGGTAGCAAGGAAGTTTAATGTGAGCAGTACAACGGTTAAGACGATTGTTGATGGAGATAAAACAACTTTAAAAAATTTAGAGCAAAAAAAAGAAGAGAACACAAAAAACGTGCTGAGCGAGATGTCGAAAAGGAGTAAAAAGAAAATTGAAATACTAGATAAACTTCTTGATGGCATTGATAAGAAAGCATCGAATATTGATTCTTTTACAAACGTGAAAGACTTAGCCACGGCTTATGGCATTTTAATTGATAAGGATATAAAAATAGCTGAAGCACAAGCGAATGCAGGAGAAAAAATAGAAGGCAAAGTTTTAATTCCTGCAGAACATATAGCTGCACCGTTTCTTGAACTTAATAGAAAGTTAGATGGTACTAAAACAATAGAGGTTATGATGCCAGGAGGTAGAGGTAGTACAAAGTCATCGTATTGGAGCGAAAAAGTTGTTGAACTTCTTCAAAATAATCCTAACTGGTGTGCACTAGTCGTAAGACGAGTTGCTAACACCCTTAATCAATCCGTTAAGCCACAAATAGAATGGGGGATTGACCAATTATCGAAGAGTTATCCGATAATAAAACCGGATTGGCATATACCGAAATCGGATTATGACATAACTAGAAAATCGACGGGGCAAAAAATATATATGCGTGGAGCGGACGATGTTGGCAAAATTAAGTCAATAAAGCCCCCACCAGGAAAATATATAGCAATAGTTGTTTATGAGGAATTTGACCAATTTAGAGGCATGGAGGACATAAGAAAAATAAATCAATCAGTTAAACGTGGTGGAGATGTATTTATAGAGTTTGATGTGTTTAACACACCAGTTTCAAAACAGCACTTTGCCAATCTTGAATTACTAGTCAAAAAGTCAGATAGGGTGGTTGTTAGATCTGATTACACACAAGTACCTGCAGAATGGCTAGGCCAGAAGTTCATAGACGATGCCGAGTTTCTTAAAGAGCATAACCCAAAAGCATATGAAAATGAATATATGGGAGTTGCAACTGGCGACGGTGGAGCAGTATTTGAGAATCTAGAAATAAGAGAGATAACAGATGAGGAGATACAGAGTTTTGACAGAATTTATAATGGTGTTGACTGGGGATGGTTTCCGGATCCTTGGGCTTTTAATAGAGTGCATTTTGATACAGCTAGAAGAACATTATATATTTTTGATGAAGCAGAAGAGAATAAAAAAAGTAATAGGCAGACAGCTGATATCCTAATAAATGAAAAAGGGTTAACAAGTGCTGATTTAATAACTTGCGATAATGCAGAAAAGAAAAGTACAGCCGATTATAGAGCTTTTGGTTTGTTCGCAAGAGATGCTGAGAAAGGACCAGGCAGTGTTGAGTACAGTATGAAGTGGCTTTGTGGTTTATATAAAATTGTAATTGATCCAGTAAGATGCCCAAAAACGGCAGCTGAATTTAATGCCTATGAACTTGAAAAAGATAAGAACGGAAATTATATAACATCCTATCCAGATAAAAATAATCACCATATTGATGCCACGAGGTACGCAACTGAAAGCATCTGGAAGATAAGGGGGCAGTAAGGTAATGATTGAGAAATTTATAGACTTTGTGAAAGGAGTATTTAAGAAAATGTTTGATTCAACAACAATAGCTAAAAAAGCTTTTAATTTGGATTCGCTGATGTCTGAGAAAATGTCTACAGCAATAGCAACATGGAAATCAATATACGAAGGTAATGCACCATGGGTTAGCGAGTATGTTGAAGCAAGTGATACTCCAGCACAAGTTGCTAATGAATTTGCAAGACTTACGACTCTTGAAATGGAGACTCAAATTACCGGAAGTAAAAGAGCTGAATATATTGATAAGATTTATCAAGAATTTATTGCAAACCTAGATGAAAAGCTTGAGATAGGTAATGCCACGGGTGGAGTATATTTTAAACCTTATGTTAGTGATGACAAGGTATATATAAATGCAATAGCACAAGGAGATTTTATTCCGATAGCTTTTGACGGTGATGGTAACTTAACTTCTGTAATCTTTGTTGACACTTTTACAGCTGGTAAATATATTTATTCAAGATTAGAGTGGCAAAGAGTTGAAGAGGATAAGTTAATAATTATAAATAAAGCATTTTGTGCAGAGGATAAAAACACTTTAGGCAATGAGGTGAGTTTAACAGAGATTGATAGATGGGCAAAGATAGAGCCCGTTATATTGATAAATAATATGCCTAAGATATTTGGAGGCTTTTATAAAGTCCCAAAAGCGAATCACATAGATAAAACTAGTCCTCTTGGGGTATCAGTTTACTCAAGGGCATTAAAAGAATTAGAAAAGCTAGATAAACAAAAGAGTAGACTAGACTGGGAGTATCAGAGCGGTGAGAGAAAAACATATGTTGATACAATGGCATTAAATGAAACACAAATAATAAAAAATGGCAAAACCGTTAATAAAAAAGCAAATGTAGATAAAAGATTATTCAAATCGTTAAATGTTGGCAAAGAGGATTTCTTTGAAGATTATTCTCCAGAAATAAGAGACGAAGCTTATTTACGAGGATTAGATAAGTATAAAAAAGAAGTAGAATTTGCTTGCGACTTGGCTTATGGAACAATATCTGACCCAGCCTCAATTGAGAAAACAGCTACAGAGATAAAAGGCAGTAAGCAAAAGAGTTATGCCGTTGTGACCAAAATGCAAGCAAAAACCGAAAAAGCTTTAAATGATTTAATCGAATCAGTCGATGTACTTTGTACATTGTATGGACTAGCACCTGCCGGCGACTATGAAGTTTCTTACAAATGGGATGATTCATTGGTTGTTGATGCTGAAACAGAGCGACAACAAGATATAAGAGATGTTAATCTTGGAATTATGACAAAAGTGGAATACCGTGCTAAGTGGTATGGAGAGACTATTGAGGAAGCCCAAAAGAATCTACCTCAAGAAGCAGATGTGATAGAGTAGGTGATTAAATGTTTACACCTCAAAAATTGGAAGAGATTCCAATAGAATTACAGAAGATATTTAGCAAACTCGAACAAGAGATAATGATAGACATTGTGATGAGAGTAGCTCAAAATGGTCAAGTAACGCGTACAGCTGACTATCAGATAAATAGGTTACACGAATTAGGTGTATCTAAAAGAGTAATAAAAAAATACATTCAAGAGGCTTTAAAGCTGTCTAAAAAAGAGATAAATCACATTTATAAAGATGTAATTAGACAAGGCTATGCTGAAGATGAATCTCTTTATAAAGCAACAGGAAAACCGTTTGTTAGATTTGAAAATAATGAGGATCTGCAGCAAATGATAAGAGCCATAAAAAGTCAAACAGAGAATAAGCTATATAATCTATCGAACTCGACGGGGTTTATAAAAAGTGACAATGGGAAAAACGTATTTACACCACTTACGCAATATTATCAAGATGTTCTTGATAAAAATGTGAGTAGTATTTTAAACGGTGCAATTGATTATAACACGGCTATTAAAAACACAGTTCAAGAAATGACTAAATCTGGTCTGAGAACAATAGATTACGCGAGTGGTAAAAGTTTTAGAATTGAAAATGCTGTAAGAACAGCACTAATGACAGGAGTAAATCAGATTGCTGCTAAGATATCCGATGAAAATGCTGAAAAGCTAGGAACTGAGTACTTTGAAGTGTCAGCACACGGAACAGCTAGACCAAGTCATCAAAAGTGGCAAGGTAAAGTTTATAAAAAGGAAGAGCTAGAAAGCGTGTGCGGACTTGGACAAGTTGATGGATTATGTGGTGCTAATTGTAGACATAGTTATTATCCATTTATTCCTGGTATTAGCATTAGAAAATATACAGATGAACAACTCGAAAATTGGGCTAAAGAAGAAAATACGCCTCGAAAATATGGCGATAAAGAATATACTTCTTACGAGGCTAGTCAAGAGCAAAGAAAACTAGAGAGGCTCTTAAGAAAACAAAGACAAGATATAAAATTATTAAAAGAAGGTGGAGCTAATGAAGAAGATGTTATAACGGCACAAGCTAAATATAGAATAACTTCAGATGAATACGCAAAGTTTAGTAATGCAATGGGGCTACCTCAACAAAGAGAAAGAGTTTATCAAGATGGAAACAAAGAAATTAATAGCAGAGACTCTTATGAAATGATTGAAAATAGAGCAAATTTGTACTATAATGGAGATGTACAAGCATACTTAAAAGATGAAACGATTAGAAAGAATATAAGAGATAATGCAAACAGAACACTTTTAATAGATAAACAAGCAGAACATATGAAAGATTCACCCAAATATAAACAAGGGAAAAGTTATTTGAGTATTTCCAACGAAGAAATACAAGATATAGTTAATAAATTTGCGGGAACAGGTAAAATAGAAAGAACTATTAACGGGAATTTTGCTAATAAAGAAAGAATAGTATTAGACAAAGTAGTTGGAGTAAGTATAAATAATAAAACTGGTATTGAAACAGAAACAAGAATAATAAAAATACATTATAGGAAAACAGGCGTACATATAGTGCCAACAATGGAAGGAAGTGAAAAGTTGTGAAATTGTGGGAGTTTGCTTATAAAGATGTAAAAATAATTGATATAAACGGAAAAGAATGGCGAGGTCATTGTGAAGGCTACACGCAAGCTTTAGATAATGATAACAATGTTGCTTCAATAACTGTTAATACAGTAGAAGGTGGTATCTGTTTTTATGAAAATGAAATAAAAAGCATAGAAGAAATAGAAGAGCAATAGTGAATTACTAATGATCTTCTTTTTTATGCGAAAAAAAGATAATTTATAGATGTTCAAATTAAGGACGTCTATTTTTTATACAAAAAATTGGTCAACCAGTAGACCTAATAATGACTGGATACCAGGTCATGGCTACGACCTAAAAAGCCTAGGTATGGAAAGGAGTAAGTATGAAAACAGAAGATTTAAAAGCAAAAGGTTTAACGGATGAACAAGTAAGTTATGTCATGGCTGAATACGGCAAAGATATGACAGCATCCAAAACGAGGATAGCTACTTTGGAGGATGATTTGAAAGTCCAAAAAGGTGTTATTGAGGACAAAAATAACAAATTAAAAGAGTTTGAAAAAGTGGATATCGAGGCATTAAAAAAAGCTGAGTACGAAAAAGGAAAAGCCGAAGGCAGTGCTGAAATAGAAAAATTCAAATTTAATACCGCTCTTGATAGTGCATTAAAAGGTGCAAAGGTGAGAGACAGTAAGACTATATCTGGATTACTAGATATGGATAAAATTAAGCTTGAAAATGACAAAATCGTGGGACTTGATGATCAGTTAAAAACTATCAGAGAATCGCACGATTATTTATTTGAGAGCGATAAGAAAAGTCCATCATTCTCTGATAAAACTCCTGGATTTAATTCAGGAACTCCTGAAGACCAAGAGTTAAGTGAGCTTAAGAGAATAATGGGTATCAAAGAAGAAAAACAAAAATGAGGAGGAAAAATAAATGAATAGTATTGAATTATTTAAAAAGCATGCTCCAGAATTATTAGATGAGCTTTATAAACAAGAGTCTACAACATCTGATTTTGATATGGACCCTGCTTTAACAAAAGCTGGTGCGAACGCGAATGAAATCATAATACCAGTATTGGAAATGGATGGTATGGCCGATTATGATAGAAATAGTGGTTATATTGATGGCGATGTAAATTTAAGAAATGAAACAGTAAAATATAATTACGAGAGAGGTAGAAAATTAAAAACAGATGCCATCGATAATGAAGAAACTGGTGGTGTTATAATGTCAAATCTTTCAAGCACGTTCCTAAAGGTACATGCCGTACCAGAATTAGATGCTGTTAGATATGCTACTTATGCATCAGAAAAAGGAATTACAGAAAGAAAAGAGACACTTGAAACCGGTGAAGCTGTTTATAAGGCAATTGCTAAGGTTTGGGACGATATGACAAACGATGAAGTACCTGAAAGCGACAGACATTTGAGAATTGTATCTACATTACTTGGTTTAGTAAGAGATATGGATACTTATAAATCAAGAGAATTATTAAGCAAATTTGCTACTATAAAAACTGTTCCACAAAATAGATTTTATACTGCAATTGATTTGCTAAGTGGTAAAGATACAGATGGCGAGAGAAAAGGTGGATATAAAAAAGCTGCTGCTAGATATGCTTTAACAAAAGATACAGCACTAGATAGTTCAAAAACATATTACACTAAATCAGGTAACACATATACTGCCGTTACATCACCAGCTGTAGGAAGTATTGGTACATATTATGAAAAAGTTGAAGATGAAGCAACAGACATAAACTTCATGATTATACATAAACCTGCTTTGCTACAACACACAAAGCACAACAAAATGAAAGTGTTCACACCTGACCAAGACCAAGATGGTGATAACTATAAATGGTTATACAGATTATACGGTTTAAATGACGTGTACGAAAATAAGAGAGCAGGTATTGCTTGCTCACATAAATAACCTTTAAAGGAGGAAATATAAATGACTAGAGTTGGAAAATGCAATTCGGTGGCTACCGAAAATGAACTTATACTAAAAGAGAATATCAAACTTAAAGAAGAGAATAAAGCCTTAACTGAAAAAGTTGAGGCTTTATCTAAAGAGAATGAAAAAATACTAAAAAAGATTGAAAAATTAGAAACAAAATAAAGGAGGTTTCGGGTATGAAGCCATTTATAGATTATGCGTATTACACGAGTGTTTATAAGGGCACATTGCCCGAAGTGAATTTTAGTAGATTTGTAATGATTGCAACTCAAAAGATTAAAGCACATACTTTCGGCAGGATAAATGAAAACGCTATTCCAGAGGAAGTTAAATACTGTGCTTGCGTCCTAACAGATAAGATTTCAGCATTCAGCAAAAACGAAAATAAAGCTTCTGAGAGTGTTAGTTCCTGGAGCATAACATTTAGGGACTCACGTTCAAATGACGAAATCATATCAGAAACAATAAAAGAATTTTTGGCTGAATGTAAAGACGAAAACGGCACTCCTTTGCTTTATAGGGGGTGCTGATTTTGTTTGAGGATAAAGTTACTATTTACCATTTTAATGCTGATGGTTCATATAAGCGTATAGTACTCGAAAACGTGTATTGGGATGAATCTAAAAAGTCTAACACCACAAAAAGTGGAATGACCAACACAGATACTGTTACTGTTATTATACCGACAGCAGAGAATATTCAAATCAACGAGGGCAAGGATTTAATTGTAAAAGGCGTTTGTAGTTTTAATGAAAACAATCAGGCTATTAAAAGGCTATGCGAAGACTTTAATGCCAAAACAATTATGATTGCAGATAAGCATCTACACGGCGGTTTGTCTAATATAGAATTGTCATGTAGGTAGGTGATGTTGGTTTATGGAGGTAAATGCTAGATTTAATATAAATTCAGCCAAACTGATAATGCATCAGCATGGCTTAGAAGATATGGGTTCAGTTCAAAGGTTTATAGATTCCGAAGTTATTAGACTGATGGGACCTTATACACCGTTTAGAACTGGTAGCTTGGAAAGAAGTGCTATCATCGGTACTGTTATAGGAAGTGGCAAGGTCCGTCAGAATACACCTTATGCTAGATATTTATATTATGGCGAGGTGTATGGACCAAATTTACCTATTAGAAATGGCAAAATATCATTTAATGAGGCTGATGGTCCTATCGAGAGATGGGTAAGTCCAAAGAAAAAATCGCCTACTGGAAGAGCCTTGAAATACAACACTAGCGCACATCCACTTGCCGGAAAGCGATGGTTTGAAAGAATGGTCGCCGATCACAAGGACGAAATCTTAAATGGTGCTAGAAAAATTGCAGGAGGTAAGGGTTAATGAATATTATAGAAGTGACAAAGAAAATAGTATCCAGTTATGAGAAAATATCAGAGTTCTCAAATGGAGTGCACATAGATTTTACTATCAACGAGCCAACTGACTTTGGTTTATCGAGTACGGGTGACACATTACTCAGAGAAGATGTACTTGGTAACCAAAAAAGAAAGCATTCATTTGTTCTGTATGCAGTTAATCAAGCCTATGAGGACTATGACAGACTAGCTAATAGTAGCTTTCTCCTAGAACTTGCATATTGGCTTGAAACGCAAAAAGGACAAGAAGTTGATGTTGCTATAGGAGATACAGTTAAAAAAGGCGAAATAACTAAAATAAGCACTGCTAATGCAATGATATTCAGTGTGCCTACTGGAAATCTTAGAGACGGAGTTATGTATCAAATACAAATTTATGTTGAATATAAAGTTAAAGGAGAGTAAAAATTATGAGTTCAATAGAGAGAAAATTCTTAAGACATCTAATAAATGCTACACCAGGCGAAACTACAGCAACTTATGAGACACTTGGTAAAGATTTAGAAGAATATAATGTTGAAATGAATCCAGAAGTTGAAACTAAGAAAAATATTCTTGGCGAAAACTCTGTTAAGCTATCAAGCTATGAGCCACAAGCTTCAGCAGAACCTTATTATGCTGAAGATGGCACTTCATTACATACCTTTTTACAAGGCATCATCGACAATAGGAAAGTCTTAGATGATTTAAAAACAGATGTGTTAGAAGTGCATTTGTGGGAGGAGACAACAAAAGATTCTGGAATCTTTAAAGCTTTTAAGGATGAAGTTATTGTTGAAGTTGTTTCTTATGGTGGAGATACAACTGGATATCAAATACCATTTAATGTTCATTATACAAACGTGAGAACAGCTGGCACCTACGACACATCATCTAAAGCATTCACACCAACAGTGAGTGCTTAATTATTTTTATACAAGGAGAGGATAAACATGGCAAAGAAAAGCAATGAATTAATATTTGATGAGGGGGTTAAAGAATTTAATATTAACGGTGATCCTAATAGAGTTATTAGGTTTAATCCTACAGACATTTCGATAATAGAGAGAGCCCAAAAGGTAAAAAGAGAGATTGGTAAAGAAGTTGAAAAGCTAGATAGCTTAGAGATTAACGACGACGAAGCAATGGCTCAGGCTGTCGAGCAAGTAAATAAAATCATAAAAGAAAAGATAAATTATATTTTTGGAAGCGACGTTTCAGATACAGTTTTTGGTCTGCAGTCGCCACTAGCATCGGCTAATGGTACAACTTTAGCTGAAAGATTTATTGCTGCAGCTTTGCCTGTTATCCAAAAGGAAATCGAAGATGAAAACAAAAAAAGTAAAGCAAGAGTGTCAAAGTACACAGAAAGGTATCATAAATAATGATTGGCGATTTACCAAAAACATTAAATGTAAATGGTGTAGAGAGAGCTATACGAAGTGATTTTCGTGTAGCTCTTTCAATTTTTCAAGCTCTAAATGATCCTGAGTTAAGAAGTGATGAAAAATTAATTGTACTTTTGGATTTAATCTATGTAAATTTCAACGACCTCAAAAATGAGGAATACGAAGAGGCATTAAAAAAAGCTATTGAGTATCTTGACGGAGGAAAAGAGTATCATGAAGATAATAATTTGCCTAAAAAAATTATCGATTGGGAACAAGATGAACAAATGATATTTTCAGCAGTTAACAAAGTAGCATCTAATGAAGTTAGAAATCTAGAGTATCTTCATTGGTGGAGCTTTTTAGGATATTTATCGGAAATTGGTGAGTGTCTATTCTCAACTGTCCTTAGTATTCGCTCAAAAAAGAATAGGGGTCGTAAGCTTGAAAAATACGAGCAAGATTTTTACAAGAACAACAAAGATTTAATTGATTTAAAGAAAAAATATAGCGATGAAGAAAAAGAAGAAATGCACAGACTTAATGAACTCTTTAAGTGAAAAGAGGTGAGATTGTAATATGGCAGATGGAGAGTTAATCTTTGATACAAAAGTTGACAATGCGAACTTCGAAAAAGGCATAAAAGAAATAAAATCTAAATTGAATAACATATCATCTAGTGTTAATAGCCTTTCAAATAGCACTAAGAGTGCATTTAATAGCATGTCTAGTGCTCAAATTGGATTAGTAAATAGTCTTGATCAGACTAAGAATAAAATAACAGAACTTAAAAGTAAAATTGATGCAATTGAAAAAGTGAAAATCCCGACAACTGAATACCAAAAGCTACAAGATAAAATAGCAACATTAAATAAAGAGTATTCGGGTTTAATAGACCGTAAGAAAGAATGGGAAAGCTTTCGGAGTAACAAGTAAAAACAGTGCAGCAATGAGGGAGCTGGAAGGACAAATAAAGAAAGTAGACCTAGCAATTGGTAAGGCTACGGCAAATGCAAAAGGAATGGAAAGCTCTGGACAAGCCTACAGAGACAAAGGTGTTACTAGCGAGAGTGCAGGTTTAAGAGACAAATTAAACATTGAAGAGGGAAAGTTTATAAAGCTAAATAAGCAACTCGACGAATTAAATGAAAAAGAAAATAAAGCAAGTGGTGGTGCTACAAAACTAAAAAACATGCTAAGTGGCATTGGAAATCTAGCTAAGAAATTTGGTAGTAAAATTGCAGGAGCTTTTAAAAACTCCGAAAATCCGGCAAAGTCATTTGCTAAAAAATTGGTTAGCATAGGCACGATGCTAAAAGCTAGAATTATAGGGAGCCTTGTAAGTGGAGCTATTCAAGGGGTAAAGAACGGTTTTAATAATCTCGTGCAATATAGCTCAAAAGTTAATGCTAGCATTTCTGGATTAAAATCATCTTTTACTCAACTTAATAATGCTTTAGCAACTACATTTATGCCGGTACTTCAGCAAATAATTCCAGTAATTCAAAATATAATAAATAAAATTATAGAAGCCATAAACGTTGTGGCTCAATTCACTTCAAGGTTATTTAGTAATTCAACGACATTTATAAAAGCTAAAAAAGTTAACGAGGATTATGCCAAAAGTTTGAGCAAAACTAATAAAGAGGAGAAAAAGACACTTAGCTTTGATACTATTGAAAAAATAGATTCAAAGAAAAATGATGGTAGCGTAAGTCCATCAGATATGTTTGAAAAAGCGAACATAGATAAAAGTGTTTTAAGTTTCACAGATACCTTAAAAGATGCGATAAAAATGGGCGATTGGCGAGGAGCTGGTGCTTTACTTGCCGGCAAAGTGAATGACCTTTTTAGTAGTATTGATTTTGGTGGTATAGGAACTAGAGTAGGAACAAAGTTTAATAACATCCTAAACGGTATTTACGGTTTCTTATCAAATGTAAACTGGCAATACATAGGAACAGGCATTGCAGATTTTTTAAACAATGCGATACAGTCTGTAGACTTTGAACTATTAGGTAGGACTTTGGCACAGCAAATTAAAATAGCAGTAGATTTAGCTTATGGATTCATAACAACTTTTAATTGGAGTGGTTTAGGTACTAAAATAGCCGACATCGTAAATGGCTGGTTTAGCGAAATAGACTGGGCCAAAACTGCAGAAACTATAAGCCTAGGTTGTGCAGGAATCTTAGATACTTTAACGGCTTTCTTCAGGGATACAGATTGGGGAGCTGTAGGCGATGACATTTGGCAGTTCTTTTCTAATATCGACTGGGAACTAATTGTTTCTAAAATGGCAACAGCTCTTGGTGCGTCACTAGGTGGATTTAGTAGATTGGTTATTCAAGCTCTAATTGTTAATCCAGCAGAGGGACTAGCAAATTATTTTTATGAAAAAATGCAAGAGTGTGGAGGCAATGCTTGGGATGGCTTTTGTAAGGGCATAGTCGATTGGCTTTACAACTTAGGAAAATTTATTGTTGAAGATATGTGGAAGCCATTTAAAGAGGCTTTTTGTGATGCCTTTGGAATCCACAGTCCATCTACAAAAATGGCAGAGTTTGGTAACTATATAGTTCAAGGTTTGCTAAATGGTATATCTGAAAAATGGAATAACTTGAAAAATAAGGTTTCTGACTTATGTTCAGGGTTAGTTGATAAAGTAAAAAACTTTTTCGGAATCCACAGCCCATCTACAGTATTTGCTGATATCGGTGAGAATATAACAGCTGGTGTTGAAGAGGGTATTGGCGATGGTAATGGAGCATTTGATGGATTAAATTCTTTAAATGCTGAATCAGTTGATTCAATGAAGCTAGCTTGGTCTGGTATAGGCGACTGGTTTAGAAGTAATGTTACACAACCACTAAGTAGTGTGTTTAATGATTTTGAAAGTGCCTTGAGCCTAGTTTTTCTTGATATTCAAAACACAGTAAAGACAACTGTTCTATCTTCTATAGACTTAATGAATATAATGATAGATTCGTTAGAGACAGCTATGGATAACGTTGTGAGAGCTGTTAATAAAATAATTGCATCGATAAATGCTACATCGGGAGAAACTGGAATCTACTTGCCTTATGCCAAGTCAGAAAAATTCACAAGGATTCCGATACCTAAACTTGCTACAGGTACTGTTGTACCAGCAAATTATGGCGAATTTGCTGCTATTTTAGGCGACAATAAGAGAGAACCTGAAGTTGTATCTCCGATATCAACAATGAAACAAGCATTAGTTGAGGCACTTCAAGAAACAGGTGGCCAAAACATAACCATAAAGTTTGAAGAATCTTCAATTGGAGATTTAGTGCGTATTTTAAAACCTTATTTTGAAAAAGAAAATAATCGAATAGGTAATTCAATGCGAAAGGCAACAGGAGGTGCATTTTAGTGAGTAGCTATTTTAAAATAGACGGAATAGAATTTACTAAAGCCGTTGTATCCGAGCCAGAACGTAGCTTTTCAATAACTGACGGCGAAAATGCTGGTAGGCTGATTAAAACTGCCAAAATGGAAAGAGATGTTCTTGGAACTTTTTATAATTATTCTATTACAGTAGACCATTCCTTTATGACTGATGACGAGTACTTTGAACTATATAATCTTGTGTCAGCACCTGTTGACAGTCATACTATGGAAGTCCCATTCAACGGTGGTACTTTGGTTTTCGAAGCCTATATAACAAGTGGAAAAGATAAATTAAAGAGCATAACCAAAGGTAAGAATGTTTGGAGCGAGCTATCATTAAATTTCGTGGCAATGGAACCGAAAAGGAGGCCTTCATAATGTTTAATATCGAATATAAAGATATATCATTGACAGCTTCTAATGATAGTACTATTTCAAGTACACTAAAAACTTCGTTTTCAAATACAGAACTTTTAAAACAAGCGAGTGTAGAGTTTAAAAAATTTGCTACACTCGAGAAAAATTTATGGGTTTTAGACGGATCATTTGAAAACTTTCCATCAGCACCTGAAACAGAAAATTTTGCATTGTGGAGCAAGGTTTTATCAGATGCTGATGGGATTTTTAGTGACCCTGTAGAAATGGAGATAAGCTTCAGCAATTATGAAAGTTGTGTTGGTATTACTTTTGATTTTAGTACACAAACAAACGATTATCCTACTGAACTCAACGTGAAGTGGTATCAAAACGATACTTTGCTCAGCGAGAAAAACTTCACATCCGACAACGTACACTTCTTCTGTGCAAACAGTGTTATAAATTTTAATAAGCTCGTAATTAAATTTTCTAAAACAAATAAGCCATATCGAAGACTAAAAATAGAACAACTTGTTTATGGTGTTATACGAAATTTTGGTGACGATGAGTTAAGAAATCTGAGTATGCTAGAAGATGTATCGTTGACATCTGAAGAACTAAAAATTAACACTCTTGACTTCACATTAAGTAATAAAGGTTTAGTTGATTTTATATTTTCTAAAAAGCAACCTTTAAAACTCACGAGAAATGGAAAGTTATTAGGAACTTTTTTCATAGATACATCTAAGAGAAAGAGTAAAACCTTATATGATATATCTGCAGTTGATTATATTGGTATTATGGACAAAATGCCATTTGCAGGTGGCATTTATACAGATATATCAGTTTCTAATCTTTTATCTGCTATCCTTGAAAACATTCCTTATGAAATAGATGAGACTTTGGCAAATAAAACGTTATCTGGTACACTACCTGCTTGTTCTAGAAGAGAAGCTTTGCTACAAGTAGCTTTTGCTATATGTGCTGTAGTAGATACTTCTCGAAGTTCAAAAATTAAAATATTTGAACGACCTACTATAAAAAAATCTACTATTTCACAAGGCATCTATACTGGTGGCAGCTTTAGTACAGAGGGTGAAGTGACAGAGATAAAAGTAACTCAAAGTGATGGTACTTCAGTTTCAAAAAAGAATCCAATCCTTTCACAAGATGTACTTGATAACGTCCTTGAGTTTAGTGGAGTCTTTGTAAATTCGTCAAATTCGCAAGAAATTTTAAATAGCCTATATGAGTATTATGTGACAAATAAAAATTCAAAAACAGACATGAAATTTATCGTGACAAACGATGAACAATGCGGTGACGTAATAGAATATGTTACAGAGTATTTAGGCACTCAGAAAGGGCAGGTAACACAGATGAAGTTTAATCTAAATTCAAATAAGTTAGTTGCTCAAGCAGTGGTAAAAGATTTGGAGGCTTAAATATGGAAAATCTAATTTTCGACAGGACACAAAGTGATTTAGAAAATGGTACATCAAAAGGCTATTATAATTGTACAGATTTAAATAGAGTAGAAACGTGGTGCGAATATTTAGCTAATTTATTAACTTCGTATTCGTATCCTGTTTCTATAACAATAAAAAAGGATTGGAATATGTCTGATTTACCTAATGTCAATGATATGGAACGTATAAGAAGTAATGTTAATAAAATTAAGACAGCTTTTCATGCGTACACAGATGTGCCCGAGAATTTAAATTATATAACAATAGCGAAAGCGAATGCGATTGAGAAGATATTGAGTGAGATAGATTTTTTGACTAAAAATATGATTAGTTGCTTTAGATATAGTAATACCTTTAATGCAGGAGAAAGCGAGGGGTTAAATTGATAGATGTAAAAGATAGAGTACCATCTCAGGTACTTTCAAACGGTGCAATACGATATGAGGAGTTTGATGCAGAGGGTAATAGCCTAGGCTATAAATATATTAAAAGAGCAGATGAACCCACTGAGGTTGGAACACCAATTAATAAAGTACTATTTGATAATTTAGAGAGCTACGTTAAGACGATAGATAGATATACAGAACCTGTTCTTGAGGAATCCGATACAGTTTCTGAGGCAAGTTCAGAAAACTTTTTTGAATACAGCAAGTTAGTATCTTGTACTGGAGAATTTAATAACTTACAAAACGCATTCGATGTTGATGACAATTCTTACGCAGGTAACAAGCCATTCAGTTCTGAGACAAGCATTATTATAGATACTGGAAAGACTATAAAAAATGCAAGTATAAACATTAAGCATACTCGTGAGGACATGACGTTTACGTTGAGTGGCTCGAATGATAATACTAATTGGGAAGTATTATTACAGCCAACTAAAGTGCAAAATGATAATATTTATAACGATAATATTACATTAAATGATGCAGAGTATCGATATTTTAAGTTGAGATATTTACGTCAATCCTATGATATACCGTCAAATCAGATTAAAATCTATTCAGTTAAAGTCTTAACTAGTACTGTTAAAGCTCAGATTCTTAAAATAGATACAACAATTGATAGCAATGACAATTTAAAGCTTTTAAACATTAAGACACCTAGTACATTATATAGATATTCTAAAGCATATGTTAAGTTTAGAAACCTAGAAGCAAAATTAATAAATGTTAAGTTAGAACCTGATAGATATTATGAATTAATATATAAAAATGGTGTTTATGAGTTGCTAAAAAATGAGAAAAAATATGAAGCAGTGAGACCTATTATCGGTAGAATCGTGCCGACATCAGGTTGGACAGCAGGTGCAGATACAGCCGATTATGTACCAACGGCTCTTTCTACAAATGAATATGGGGAATGGTATATAAAGGGTATATGTTCAAGTAAGCAGTATGGAGTTACTAAAGTTGTAGACGGTGACGAGTCGAGTTGTATGTATATGGACAATGAAGATCCTGCGTATTTTTGCATAAGATTTCCTACTACAATTTTAATTTCGCCAGAAATACTTCAAATAAAATGTACTGATAGTTCAATTTCGTCAATTCAAGGAAAACTTGAAAATGGGCTATGGGAAACTATTAATTACACCTTACTTAACGATACGAAAACAAAAAAGACATTGTTAATACCTCCTAAATATTATGCAGCAATCCAAGTTAACTTTAGTAAACTTAACCCATTAAGATTGTACGAGTTTTTAATAGTGCAAGGGCATTATAAGTTTAAATAGCAGGAGGTGTAGCGATGCAAATAGTAAGAGGAGACGACAAGACATTTTCAATCGAACGATATGATGTTAACGAAAAATTGATTACAGATAAAGCTGAAGAACTAATTATAACTTGTAAAGAGAATGCTTACACCAACAAAATAATATTTCAAAAGACGTTATCTTCAGGAGATATAGAATTTAAAGACGGAGTGTATAGTTTCGAAATTAAAGGTTCCGATACTGAGAAACTAAGTTATGATACATATTATTTAGACGTTGTTGTATATGAAAATAATAAAAAGAGGACCGTTCATTTAGACGAATTGGAAGTGACAAAGCATTATAACTTCAACGAGGGGGAGATGCAGAATGAGTGAAAAAATAATTATTAAAGAGCAGCCTCAAGAAGTTATTAAAATACATGAAAAGGTTAGAAAAGTATATCCTGAATTAGAAAATTTAACAGTCCGTTCTCGTGCGGAGGAACAGATTTTTGAACACGAAAACAGTTACGGCTATGACAAAGTCACAATCGAGCCTATCGAGATTAAACTTCAAGATAAAAATGTATCGCCGAATTACAATATACAAAAGGTAACTGCAGACGGCGAGTACAATGGTCTTGGAACGGTAACAGTTAATCCTATTGTTTTGAATCTGCAAAATAAAGAAGTTACACCTAGCTATGAAGCTCAAGAGGTAACTGCAGACAATGGTTATGATGCTTTGAAAAAAGTTACAGTCAAAGCTAAAACAGGTTATGATACGGACGATGCTGATGTAGTTGCTAGTGATATTACGGCTGGTAAAATCGCTTATGGTAAAGACGGAAAAATCATAGGAAGCATGACTTCGAGTAATAATGCTTTAATCAATACACAAGCTTATAAGCACAAAGGTAGTTATGACAATTTTATAGCTCAGTATGTAACAAAGGCTGAAATTGATTTATCTGGCTTCACAGAATGTAGATATGCTTTTTCAGGTTGTAAAAACTTAGAGAGCTTAGTATTAAATGGAACTGAGGACGGAGCAATTTTATATGCTAATTATATGTTTCAAGACTGCATCGAGTTGAAAGAGGTTCCATATTTTAATTCAAGTAATGTAATAACATTATCTTCTTGTTTTAGCAATTGTAAGAGCTTAAAAAAAATCACAGAATTTGATACTGGCAAAGCTACCGAAATGAGAGAAATGTTTAACGAGTGCGTAGCACTCGAAGAGATTTGTGAGCTGAATTGCCAAAATACTAGAAATGTACAAGGAATGTTTTATAATAATTCAAGTTTAAAAACACTAGGTGGGTTAAAAGAACTAGGCAAAGCTTATACAGGTAGTTCGGTGAATTACACAGCTTATAATTTAAATCTAACAATGAGTTCAAATCTAACTAAACAGAGTCTCTTAAATGTGATTAATGGCTTATATGATTTAGCTGGCCATGGTAAACCAGCTCAAGGTCTATTTATAGGAGATGTTAATTTAGCAAAGCTAACTGCAGAAGAAATAGCAATCGCGACAAACAAAGGTTGGAATGTATCATAAGGAGGATAAAATATGAATTATATAAAGCATACTACACCTCGTTTGCTTATTGCTGACGAGGGGAAAAAAATAAGAAGTAGGTCGGATGAGTACATAGCAGAACATAAAGACGAAGAAGGAAATTTAATTTCAGAACATAAGCCATACTATTCATCTGTTATTTTTCTTGGCGAACAGATTCAGACACTTGAAGATATAAATTCAATTTATGTCGAAGAGGAAATCGAGGTGGTGGACTAGATGAAAATTGACGTTGATATTTTAGTTAAAATAATAGGGACTATTGCAGGGCTGATAACATCACTTGGTGTTATCATTTTATTTGTGAAAAAATATTTTGATAAGCTAGTTTCAAAAATTACGACACCTATATTAGAAAAAATCGATAAGATGGATAAGAACCAGTGCGTGAATTATTTGACTGAGTTTTTAGCAGATGTGCGTAGCGGTGTGCATAAAACAGAGTATCAAAAAGCTCGTGCACACGACGTGTACAAGCATTATAGTACCGATTTAAACGGTAACTCTTATATACACGAGCAATGGGAACTTTATATGACAGAAAGGAGTGAAAAAAGATGAAAGAGATAAAAAAGCTGATTGATGTAAAAAGTATAGTTACATTACTTTTTACTGTTTTAGTATGTATACTAGCTTCCAAGAAAGTTATAACAGGGGAACAGGTTATGATGACATATACAACCATCATAGCCTTTTATTTTGGCACGCAATCAACTAAGAAAAAAGAGGTGGTTTCAGATGAAAACAAATCTTCGGACTAGTAGAATATTGCAGAAGTCAATTAGGTCGACCATACTGGTGGGGAACCTTTGGACAAAAAGCCTCAGAAAGCCTTTTAAGGCAAAAATCTACTCAATACCCTAAGTATTATACCTCTACTGATTTTATCAAGCAATACGGACAAAAAGTACACGACTGTGTAGGTTTAATTAAGGGATACTTATGGTGCGAAAACGCAAATTCTTATCCTTTATATAATGCGAATCAAGACAAAGATGTTAATGGAATGAAGGCAAACTGTAGTGAACGAGGAACTTTAGAGACGATGCCAGATATTCCAGGTGTACTTGTATTTATGCCTGGCCATGTCGGTGTTTATGTTGGTAACGGTAAAGTTATTGAGGCGAGAGGTCATGCTTACGGGGTTGTTGAGACTAATTTAGTAGGCAGGGGCTGGAAAGAATGGGGCAAACTTGATTGGATAGAATATACGGAGGAAAATACGATGTTTGAGGTTGGCCAAGGTAGAGAAGCAATAGAATATTTAATTAAGCAAGGTAGGATAACAAATAAAGAACAAGCATTACACAAGCTTGATTTAATTAAAAATGAAGAGTGGACATATATTAAGTGGGCTAATGATGTTTTAAAATTAAAGGAATTAGAAGGTGATATTGATGAATGAAAAAGAATTTGAGTTTCTAGGAATAACTAAATTTCATGAAAACGGTTACACAGGCAAAAACATAACAATAGCAAGCAAAGAATCGATTTTGAAGGTATTTAATGATGTAGAATGTAGTGATTATTTCACAATTCCAAGTACGTCTGCAAAGCATGGAACAACAGTTATGGACTACATACGACAGGTCTTACCAGATGCGAAAAAAATAGCTTGTTCGTCTACTAGCAAAACAGTTAATAACATTTGGATTTGTCCTGATTTTGAAAAATTACTTGAAAATCCACCTCAAGTTTATACAGGATCATCATTTAATTCTTCCGATGCTCAAGAAAGTCGCATGACGAAATATACAGAATTAAGAGACAAGGGTTGCTTTTTATCCTTTGGAGCTGGAAATGAAGGAGAAGAAGGTTGCTTAAATATAACTAAAAGTGATGTATTCAAAGCTGTAGCTGCATATAAATTGGTAAATGGGCGATTAAAAAAAGAAGACTTCTCAAGTATCGGAGAAGAAGTTGATTTTGCTTCATTAGATAATTTAAAAGCAACTTGGGACAATAAAAGGCATAAAGGTACTTCTTATTCAGGACCATTATTTGCAAGTATGGTTGGACTGGTTCAAGACTTTTTTATAGCCAAAACTGGAAAGCAATTGGAATATAATAAGTTATTAGAATTTATCGAAGATAATTGTATCGATTTAGAAGAAGAAGGAAGAGATAATAAATCTGGATTTGGATTATTTATCCTTCCTGAACCAGATTCAATTGATATATCTAAATACACAGATGTTAAAGGAGAAGATAAAATTATGAATGAAGAAAATAAAAATTCAAAAATATATAAAACTTTAAATGATATTCCTGATTGGGGGAAGTCGACTATAGAAAAATTAGTTAATAAAAATGCCTTAAATGGCGATGAAAATGGATATTTAAATGTTTCTAATGATCTACTTAGGACATTAGTAATTCATGACCGATTAGGATTATATGATGTCAAAATGTAGTCAATAAATCAGGAAAAAAGCTAAAAACACAGTAAAATAAAGGATTGTTAACTTTTTGAAATATTCCTT